ATGTACTGGTCTTAGAAGCCAGGTTTTGGAGGTTCGAATCCTCTCACCCGTACCAACGGGGGCTTAGTTTAACGGAAAAACAATTGGTTTGCAACCAATGGATACCAGTTCGATTCTGGTAGCTTCCACCAGGTGTTTGTAGCTTAATAGTAGAGCACACGGTTGTGGCCCGTGTAGGTGCGAGTGCAAGACTCGTCAATCACCCCAGGGAACTTGGTGTAATAGTAGCATCTTTGTCTCCAAAACAAAGGGTGTTGGTGCGAATCCAGCAGGTCCTGCCATGCTCGTGTAGCTCACCAGTAGAGCGGTAGGTTGAAGCCCTACGCGAAAAGGGTGCGACTCCCTTCCGAGCAACCATGTCGTGTGGTGTAACGGTAGCATAGAGGATTGTTAATCCTTCAGATACAGGTTCGAATCCTGTCGTGACAGCCAGCTTATGCAATGTAAGCAATCATTCTCCTTCCACGGGTAGTCCATACTACCCGTTCCATATGGGAGAAAGACGAATAGAAATCATTATTGATTTAATGGGTGATGTTGGGTCAGACCCAGCTTCGATTCTTAAAGTCAAAAAGGTTAAAGAGATTAATAAAGATGAATTGCTAGCGGCGTTTATCAATTTGGTACTTACTGAAAATCCGCATGTTACTAAAGCTTACCTTGAAGAGAATTCCCAAGAATGTTTATTACTTTTAATCGGACGAGTTATGAGTTTAACCTATCGCCGAGCTGATGAAGATTTGGTGCGGCAGGTACTCGAACTCTATCGTTCAACAATATGTGATTAAATTCACATGGATGTGACTAGGTTACGGCCTAGCGTAATAGAAGCGAGGATGGAGCGACTGTTACACCCCAGCTCTTATAGCTCAATGGCAGAGCAACGGTTTTGTAAACCGTGGACGTGGGTTCGATTCCTACTTGGAGCTCCATAAAAGAGGAGGCTTAAAATGCCACAACCAAAAGACAGATGGCGTAAAAAGCCTTTAAATAAATTAGAAGAAGAAAGAAAAGAAACCGAGAAAATTGGACATATGTACCAAATGAATGTTGCAGCAAAAGGTAACATGTTAGAATTCTACGAGTCTTTTAAAAAGGCTCTTCGTTCACAATTAATGGATATAGAGCTGGAGATAGTGCGTCTCAAGGCGCAAAAAAATATAAATGAATCAAATCAGGAGGAACTTTAAATGGAGCCAATTTACACTTCGATAGCACAGGCATGGTCATTTATCGGTGGCGGAGTACTTGCAGTAGCCAACGGTATTGGTGGCGTTGCCAATACATTAGGTGATGGTGCAGTAACTGTTATAAAGACAGTATTTTCACTTGGTGCCTAAACCAAATTAGAGAGGGGAGCATTGCTCCCCTCTTCCATTAAGAAGGGGCAATATGTTATTAGAGAATATCACTGAAGATGAACTACAATTTATGGAAGATTTCTCTGACCCAGTAGTACTTGCAGAATGTTTGTTTAATGATTTTGATAACTTATCAACTTTTGATGAAAGAGATTTCGGACATGTACGGAATGGTCAGCTTTCTATGATAAGCTATGAGTATATCATGGAAGATGAAGTCAAAGGACTTTCCAAGAAGGACAATTTTAAAATACTGGAAGGTGCTGGCACAATATATAATTTTGGTGCTCGTAAATATGGTAAAAGTTTAATTACACTTATTATAGATATATTCGAATCTATAGTTCACCTAGATGGCTGGAATACAATTTTTAGCTCTTATGATGCAGTGCATATAAGAAGTGTTTTAGAAAGAGTTATACCAGTTTCAGAATCACATCCCTTTTTAAAAATTTTTGATGTTAAAGTAAAAAGAAGTCCTACATATTTATTACGCTATAAAAACGGATTTATAATTAATAGTGTTAATATGAATGTTGCTTCTAAAAATCCAGGTGCGCAGTTTTTTGGCCATCATACTAAAAAACTATGGATTGAAGAGGCCTCTAAAGAAACAGCCAAAGTTAAAGAAAAGCGGGTTGATGCGATTTCAGAACTTGGTTGTATTGAGCGAATTTCTGGAATGACTGATTTTACTAAATATTCTCCAGCTGGCGAAGTATTTTATCCATTAGCTAAGAAACCTTGGGTATGTAATCTTCCACAATATATTAATCCGATGTGGGATAATGCTGATAAGCAGAAAGCAGCTGAGAAGTATGGGGGAGAAGGTAGTGTTGGATTTAGAGTCTTTGTTAAAGGTGAAGTAGTAGAAGAAGGCATTTCTGTTTTTGATATGGAACGAGTTCGAAATAATTATATTGAAAATAAAACTATTAAAAGTTTTGAAGTTTCTAAAGAAACCTTTCCAATGTTTGAACATCGAGTTATTGTTGAACGACCTGCAAATACCGAGAGAATGTTTATTTTTGCAGATATTGGAGAATCTGCTCCTACAGAAATAGGAATAGTATCTGAAGTAAATAAAAAATACAAATACTTATATAATATTACATTATATAATTTAGATGATAAACAACAGTATAAGTTTTTTAAATGGTTAATTCTACAATTGAAAGCAGAACTTACTGGCTTAGATTGTACTGATGGTACAGGCCGTTCTATTTTTCGTAGTTTGGCTGAAGATTTTCCAACGGAAAACTTAGTATGGGTATCCTTTAACGAAAAGATACCAGTAGATTTTGACAAAGATGATAAAGATAACGTCATTTTTAAAAATGGTAAACCCGTGTATAAAGAAGAATATGTTTCCTCTTGGTCAGTGAAACATTTAAAAGATTTATTATATGCTGATAAGATGGAAATTCCAATGGATTTCAAGTTTGATAATCAGTTTAACTCCGTGGTTGTAATGCAGTCCTCTACAAGGATAGTGTACAAATGTATTTCAGAGGCTGACCATTTGTTTCAGGCTTTTCAGGTATTCGCTATTATGGAGTGGTATAATGTATTTAATAACATACGACCGATTATTACTAAGAAATTCTCTAAAACGGGTGTTTAATTTAGGAGAAAAAATATGGCAGATATAAAAGGAAACGTGGGCCCGCAACTTCGATGGCTACTTGATATGGCCTCATTTTTGAAGACAGAGGTCATCAAAATTCCATCGAATTATAGAAATCAGGTCATTGAGACAAAAGCTCTGCTGAAAAACGACGAATCTGGTATTGTTAGTACAATGTTAGATTTTTCAATTAGTTCAGCGACAGATGTCGATTATCGAATAGAAACTACAAATCCAAACCTAACTACCTTCTTAAACAATTGGGCTCAAGATATAAATTCATCTTTGAGAGGAAAGATTCCAGTAGGTATAGAAGCATTAGCAAAAGAATATTTTAGAGAAAGGTGGAAGGGGTCATCCAATTTACTGCTTAGGACTGTTTGGGAAACAGTTGGGGGATTTTATGTCCCAACCAAATTGTGGTTTGTAGACGGAGAAGACATTATCTGTGAGAGTAAAACAGAATCAATTACATTAGGTGATGAAAGATATTATATTAGACTAGCTAAAGATAAGAAGAAAGCTCTTCCCGCATCCAAAGAAGAAATTATTTTTGTACAAAAACCTTATGAATCTTGGGGTACTTGTAATCCTGTTCCATTTATTATAACTCGTGGTTTATTTAAGAATATGGCTTTTCTCAGACTACTTTTAAATAAGGGCGAGACTATGACAGCCAAAGCATTAGAATATTTAATGATGCTTAAAAAAGGAACTGAAAGACTTGCTGTAGAAGGCAGGCCTGAATTTACATATAGTAAAGAAGATTTAGAAGAAGTTAAAAAGAATTTTGGTGACATGGTCGCTGATAATAAAGGCGGCGGTATACCAACATACACAACAAACTTTGATACTGCAATAGAACACATTATTCCAGATTATGACAAGATTTTAAAGGCTTCATTATATCAGCCTATTGAAAAAAGATTGTTAGCTGGTTTAGGGTTAATTTCAATGGAATCTATTGGAGAAACAAGAAAAGAAGCTACATTAAATCCAAAACCATTTGTAGGTGAAATTTCAAGTGGTGTAGATGATTTTAAAGCATTGCTTACTGATGTTCTTGTAACAATGGTAGAAAAGAATAAAAATAAGCATAGAAAATATTTTGGAAGTGGCAAACTAGCAGAAGTACATAATTCTCCTATTAAAATATTTACTGGCGATGATATGAGAACGCTAATGAGAAGTATGTATGATAGAGGTGTTATTTCTAAAAGAACATTTGCTGAAACAGTTGGAGATTTTGATTATGACCTCGAACATCAGAGGAGACAGGAAGAAACAACTGCTGGTGATGACAGAAAAATGTATCCGCCAGTTATTCAGAATCTTGACGAATATTCAGATTGGGATTCACTACCTCCTGACATGAAAAAAGACCCAGAGGCTGTTGATAATTTACCAGATGATAAAAAAGGACCAGAAGCAAAGAATTTTAAAAGTGCTTCATTTGGATTATTAGAAGAAGCCAAATGTCCTCATTGTGGTGAAATATTTGATTTTGAATCTCAGAAAGAAAGTGGAGCAGGAAAGGTTATTTGTCCTGGTTGTGATAAAACTGTAAGTAAAAAGGCATTGATAGAAGCTAAGGTTTGGGAGATGGCTCCTTATAAAAAATTAACAGAGCTACCTGATAATATCAAGAATGTAATGTCAAAATCTTTACAGAAAACTTGGATGGACGCTTTTAACTCCGCCTTTCCTAAAGGCGAAGATTATGCAAGAAAAGTTGCTTGGTCAGTAATAAAGAAAATCGCTACAAAAGGTAAGGATGGCAAATGGCATCGTAAAAAAACAACTTCATCACTACAGTTAGAACAGGCGCATGTTGAAGCAATACAGGAAGTTGAATTAGGCATTGAAGCTAAAAATAGAAAAGTAGACTTGGATGACCTCTTAAAGATGAAAAAGATTGAGTTAATTGAGAATAAGGAAAAATTGCTTAAGAAGTTGATGAAGGAGGATGACTAATGAAAATACTAGATAATGGAAAAACAGTAGACGTTCTCGATTTAGGTATGGTTAAAGTAGGTGAGACCAAGGAATATAAATATACTTTAGAAAATGAAACAAAATATGACAATATAGAAATAGAGATAGTATTAAGAGAGTCAGATGGAAAAATAATAAATGAGGTAAATATTCAAGAATATCCCAAAGAGCTTAAAGCGTATGAAAGGGGAGAGTTAAAATTTTCTTGGAGTCCTAGCGTAGAGATTAAAACAGGGTTAAAGACGCAGCTGAAAATAAAAGCATTAGAAATCTGGAGGTAGGCTGAATGGGTTGTACCGATTATATCAACCACAAAGACTTGCCTCAAAGTGAGTTACACGTTCCAAAAACGCATACTCACACAACTGCGGCAATAACTGACTTGGCGATAACCGCTCCCGTTACTAACGATGTTCTGGTTTATAATCAGAGCACTGGTGATTGGGAAAATGTCTCTATTGCTACGCTTGTTGAAACGTATTTGATTCAAACTGAATATGCTAGTCATATCAGTGGAGATGATTATAGTACTACAAACGCATATACTTCAGGAACGTTGATTGTGTGGTTAAATGGTTTGAAAGTTCAAACAAATGACCTTACATTTTTAACAGATACTACGTTCCAATTTAATGATAGTATAAAGCCCACAAAAGATATAGTGGAAGTTTCATACATAAAGAAATAAGTTTTAGGAGGAATTAATTATGGCAAACAATACAGCTATTAGAGGAGACCAAATACGTGACGAAGTTGCGGATAATGGTTTAACAAAAGACGCTAATGGTAATTTTCAGGTTTTGGCTGGTATAGGGTCTGGAGCTTCCAACGAAGCTGATGTTATCGAGGTCAGTCCAAATGGTATATCGGTTGCGATAGATGACGTATCTCTGGGTGAGAACGGCTCTAACCAACTTTACATTAGACCAGATGGAGTTGGCTCAACAGAACTAGATACCACAGACAATTATGATTTTACAGGTAGTGGTGCAGGAACCATTACGGTAAATGACCCAGTGAGTGATAACGATGTAGCTAACAAAGCATACGTTGACGCAGTAGCATCAGGTTTGATTATTCACCAACCTGTACGTTTAGCGACTGTGAATCCATTAGATGCAACATATGACAATGGAACAGGTGGCGTAGGAGCTACTTTAACAAATGCAGGTGCACAGGCAGCATTATCTATTGACGGTATAGCAGTTGCAGCAAATGACAGAATCATGGTTAAAAACCAGGAAGATGCTTCAGGTGGAGACGCTGCCGAAAATGGTGTCTATGTTGTAACAGACATTGGTAGTGGTGCTACAAACTGGGTATTAACCAGAGCTGCAGATTATGACAATTCACCTGGTGAAGAAATTCATGATGGTGACTTCTTCTTTATTGGAGAAGGCTCTACTCAGGAACATGATGGATGGGTACAGACAACACCTTGGCCTTCAGGCTCGGCAGTGGGAACTACAGACATCACGTTTGTACAGTTCTCAAGTGCTGGAACATTAACAGAAGGTGCAGGTATCGATATTACAGCTAATGTTGTTTCTGTTCAGTTATATGCAACAGAAGTAACAGCAGCTGGTGACAGCAATGTTAATAACAACCCTCTTTACTTAGACGCTACCAACGGTCTTAACGTAATGGTTGATAATAGTACAATAGATTTAGACGCAGGTAATGATTATAGACTCTATATACCAAATGGCGGAGTAACTGAAACTCAGTTAAATGCTTCCGTTGCAGGAAATGGTATATCAGGTGGAGGCGGTACAGCATTAGCTCTTGACCTTAGTGAGCTTACAGGTGCTGTTATAGACGTTTCTGCTGATTCAGTGCCGTTTTTAGATGCGACAGATGGAACTTCTAAAATAGAAAGTGTAGCTGACTTAATGACAGCAGTAGCAGGAGCAGGCTTAACAGCTACTTCTGGTGTCTTAGATGTTGGTGCAGGTGTTGGTCTTGCAGTAGATGCAACTGAACTTACAGTTGTTACTGGATTTACTTCAGGTGCAGCTAACCTTGCAGACGTCCTTACAGCATCGGTTGACGGTGTTAGTGTTGGCGTTGATACAACAACTATTGATGACAATGGCTCAGGCCAGTTAGAAGTTATAGATGAAGGTATTACAGAACCTAAATTAGCAGTTTCCAATGCACCGTCCGACGGACAGGTGCTTGGTTGGACAGCTTCTGGTTCTACGATGACATGGATAGACAATGATGCCGCTGATGCAGTAACAGAAGGCGACTTCATTAAGAATGACCAATCAGCTCTATGTAATAAAGTAACCACGGTATTTACATTAACTAATACACCAGTTGATGCTTCTCTTGGAGTTTACCTAAATGGTTTACTTCAGCAAGAAGGTGGTGGTAAGGATTATACGCAAACAGGAACTGCAGTAACGTTTGCGGTCGCACCACACACTAACGACATACTTGTGTTTATGTATGTTGAGAAAGATACCTAATAAATAAGGATTAAACCGAGGGGGAGTTAAATTCTCCCCCTCACCAACTGTAAGGAGAAACTCATGGATTTAAAAGGAAAAACAGTAGAAAAGATGCCACCAATTAAAAAAGCCGCAGCTAAGAAAACTCTTAAAACAATGACTAAGGTTAGAAAGAATGATGACCAGTATTTAAGAGAAGTTACTAAAAACAAGTTAGAGTATTATGAAGCTGAAAAGAAAAAAGGTTTGACAATGATAGCTCAACATGAAAATGCGATTGCTAATTTAAAAAATCAGGTTGCAAAACTAGATGGAGCTATTGCAGTATTACAAGAAATTAATTCTTTGCCAAATGAAAAAGAGGCGAAAAAAGAGGATAAATAATGCAATTAAATTTTAATATAAAATGTAAACTTTGTGATAATAATGTAGATAGTGCATTTTATATTATGCCGCTACAAGAAAAAGTTGGACTTAATGATGTTATAAATAGTTCTGACAAATACAAAATCACATGTAAGAAATGTGGTAAAAGTTATTTGTTCAGATTTAAAGTAAGCGAAATGGACGTTAAAGTACCAATTAGGGAGAATCAATAATGGTACAAGTCAGAGGCGACCAAATATTAGACCATTCAGTAACTACTGATGACATTAAGAGTGGTACTTTATATTGGGAAGATTTTGCTACAATAAATGACCCAGTAACAGGTTTTGTTTTAGCTATGAATGGTAGTGGAGAATCTGGTTCTTATATGGAATGGGTTCCTAGACTTGTAGTTTTTTCTTGGGTTTTGAATCAAAGAATTAGAACAGGAACTACTCAAGATGCAATTAGAATAGCACACAACAATTTAGAAATAGTAAGTGCCTCAATTTCTTTAGTAAGTGGAGGAATTGCAGGGCAAACTGTAATAGATGTTAATGTAGGCAATACAGGTTCTGCTCCAACAACAATTTTTACGACTCAAGGTAATCGACCACAGGTAGCAGGTGGAAGTGATTGGGCTATTGGAACATCAGGAACTCCTGATATTGTAACGATTACAGCAGGACAAATAATAACCTGTGATATAGACGAGATAGCAACAGGTAATCCAACAGACTTAACTGTACAATTATATTGTGAGGTAAAACCTTAATGGCAACATATATAGACAAAATAATAATTAAAGACCCTAATGACGAAAACAAGATGGTCGAGGTTACTCTTGATGGCAAGTTGAAAGTAGAAATGTCTCCTGCAACAGGAACAGACGGTGCAACTCAGATTACAGGACAATTAAGAGAAAATATTGCAGCCGTTTCTACCACAGGTAGGCTTTTAGTTTCTGATGAAGCACCCGCACCGCCCCCTGGAACTGACCCAGTTGATGTTGGTGGCGAGGTTTTTCCAGCAAAAAATGGCGGTTATATTGATATTACTTATACCATTACTACCGATAAAGAATTACATTTACAGCAATGGTCTGGTGGAGCAGAATGTATTAAATCTAAATTTGAATTGTATTATGACCCAGATGGAGATATGGGAGTTAATGCCGTATTGCTTAGGATTGCTTATATTGATTATGCTAATTTTCAATTTGATTTAAACAAGTCTTATATTGGAGATGGTACAGCAAGAATGGTAATGAGAGCCACTAATAATACTGCAAGTGGTGGGTTAGGACATGCTAACTTTTTAACAGCGTATGAAGATGAACAAGAATCAGGAGCTTAAGGAGAAATAATGGAAATAAGTAAAACATGGACAGAATTAAAAGCATTACAATCATCTAAAACGCTTCATTTACAATATGAAGAAATGGATGACACTCCTCCTCGTTATTTTATTTTTGCAGAAGACGGTCAGATTATATATACTTGTAAATTATTAAAAGGAACTGAAGACGCTACCGATTTTGAAACTAACTATAAAGCTAATTCTAATCAGCCTATACAAGAAAAAGATGCTGACGGTAAGGTATATGTTAGAGCCGAATCTAGACCTTTACAATGCACCACTTATTTTACAACTGCAGGTGATGATGATTCTAGTGGAGTAGTTCAGCCTATTGGTGCTGGAGACAGAATGTTTTGGGATGCTTCTGAACCGAGTGGCTCAACTCCTTGGACAACAGAAGATGCACCAGAGGGAATGAAACAGTTTTCGGTAGATATTAGTTTTATGGATTCTATTTGGTTAAAAGAAGGTACTATTTATTATATGGATTGTATGAAAGGCTCATATATAGATATGCAAGTTATTTGTCCAAATGGATTATATTATATGAATTTAGGTCAAGTATACCAAAATACTACAGGCAGTGATTTAATAGTTGACCATTATTTAAATAAACACCCAATGCAAGGAAGCGTACCTATGGGAGACGAGTTAAATACAGAATCTTGTTCACAAGAACTACCCTCTTATTTAAGATTTAGAATGACAATTACAGTACCTCTTGCTGATGATTCTTCTTATGGTTATATGGAAATGGAAGCTTATCGTGAGAGGACAGTAGTGATATGATGATAGAAAGAGGCGACCTTATATTCGTAAAGAATAAAGGTTTCTTGTTTGATAAAATCAGAAATATATTAAATTCTGATACTGACCACGTTGGTATAATGTTAACAGATAATACCTTAATAGATGCAACTTTAGCTGGAGTTAAGATAAGGCCATTAACAGTTTTTGATGGATTAGAATATTGTGTTTATAGATTAAAACCTGAATACGCTCACCATATTGATGAAATGTTAAATTACTGTACCAGTAAGTTAGGGTGTGGTTATGATTTTATTCAAATCATTTCGTTATATTTTTTGATTCTTTTAGGAATTAAGAAAACATTAAATCCAATTGATATAGGAAATGCTTTTGTTTGTAGCGAACTTATTGCTCAATCCGCAGAATGTGCAGGGTTCAGCTTCCAGGATGAAATGGCTACAGACCGTATAACTCCTTTAGAGCTGCAACAGTCAGAAAAAGTTTTTAAAGTATAGGAGAGCTAATGGCCGAGTATTTATGCACATGTGTAGTTACAACAGATGGTACTTGTATTACCACAACTGATGGTACATGTGTAGTAACTAGTTGTCGGCCTTCTGAAGGCGGCGGTGGTCGAGTTGAGTATAGTAAGAGAGAAATTCCAGTTGATTTCATGTGGAAAATTATAGGTTGGAAGATTGTTCCAGTTTCATATAGTTATGATGTTATAGCAAAAATATTACAGGAATTATTGGTTGATATGTTAGGTGACAGAGTCGCTGATATAAAACCTGCCACATATCCTGTAACAGGGGAAGCTGCTCTTCTTAAAGACCTTATTGTTAAGTTAGTTGCACAAAAAGGAATTGAGACAAAGTTAGAGCAAAGTGTTCTTGGTGAGAAAGCTTATTCTGCCTTAATTGAATTTGGAATTGATGGGTTAAAGGTTACACCCATTACTGATAACAAAGACGTTGAAGGAGAAAAGCTTTCAGAGATAGAAGCTAAGAAAAAGCTTGAAGGTACTAAACTTAGTCTTAGAGAATTGGCTACTAAGGTTGAAGGTATCAAGGCTAAATTATTAGCAGACGATACTCCCATAACAGGTGCAAAGATAAATGAAGCTATAAAGGAATATGTTTTCAGTGGAGACCCAGATATTAGGGCTTTACTCTACTTGTTGTTTGATGAGGACGAAATTGAGAACGCCAATATAATCCAGAAACTGAAAGATAGGAAATCGTTTTACGTCATACTAGACGAAGAAGATGAGAATGACACGGAGGAATAACATGGAAAAAAATACTAATAAAGTAGAAGTCTTTTTAGAGGATATGTCTTATAACACGAAGTATCATTTCTTAACTCAGGGTGCAAATAATGATGAGTTAAAGGAGATAGCAGAGAAAAGAGGAATGAGACTTCCAGCCAAGGACTTAGCTGTTTTTAAAGGTATATACGGTTTTGTTGATAGAATGAATCATAATGGTTGTACTCTTCCTAAAGAAGAAATTGAAGTTGCTTTGGATACCTTAATTGGTAAAGCAGTGGATTTTGACCATTTAAGGAAAAGAGTTGTCGGCCATTGGATTGATGCCAAGTTGGAAGGCGACCAAATAATTGCTTATGGAGTATTCTATAAAGGAAACTTCGAGAATGATTATGATATGATACAGGAGCTAATGGAAGGCGATTGTTTAGGTATCTCCTTTGAAGCTTGGGGAGAAAGAGAGTTCACGAGTGAATGTGGACATGAATATAACTTAAGAGATATAGAGTTTGCTGGTGGAGCTTTATTACCAAATTCAGAACCTGCTTTTGATGGTGCAGGAGTTCTTAATATGGCGAATAAAGAAATGGTTTTAGAGTTTGCCTCTAAGTTAAAAGAATCTGCTCCAAAAGAATTCTTACATTCAGCGAAAGACAGAGTAGATGCTAAATGGGATATTTATGATTTTGATGCATTGATGAAAGTTGTTTATGAAGCAGAGATGCCTGCTGGTGAAGAAGAGAGTTGGAGAGAGATTGAAAAAATCGATTTTAAAAACGGTAAAGTTATTATTAAATATGAACCCACGGGGACTATTGCAGAAATTGACTTAAACCCAACTATCGTAATAAAAAAGAAGGGTAAAAAGGCAGATGCAAAGAACACTGTAGGCGAAGCTGATAAAGCATCCACTGAGGATGTTAAAATCGAAAATGCAACATATGTGGATGCATACGTTGAAGATAACCAGAGATTTGTTGACTCATTTGACGGAACTAACTTTGCGTTAGAAGTTGAATTGGCCAAAAGAATTGAGGGAGTTGAAGTTGGAGAAGAACGTAAAGAAATTAAAGATAAGGATTTTGCTGGATTAAAACGCATAAAAAATGCAGACAAAACAAGGAAAATCCGAATATTTCCTATTCACGACCCAGCCCACATTGAGGAAGCTCTTGATAGGCTTGAAAACGATGTGGTGGTTGCTACCTTAGAGACGCTGGGGATAAGCACAGATAATTTGAAAAGGAAAATACTGCAAAGAGCGAAGGAGCTTAATATGAAAGACTTATTAAAGAAATATGAAGAAGCTACTGCCGACGAACAGAAGGAAATCGTACAGGAGCTTGCAACAAAAATTGATGAGCTTGAAAAGCAGCTAGAAGAAAAAGATACTGCTATCGAGGAAGCGCAGGCTAAACTCGATGAAAAAGATGAAGAATGTAAAAAGGTTGAAGAAGAGAAAGAGGCAATTTCAAAGGACGCTGAAGAAGCTAAAGCTGAGATTGCTCGGAGGGACAAAGAAGCTACTGATGAACTAATCCGTTCCCGCAGGGAAGCATTAGGCGAGGAGTTTGCGAAAGACATGTCAGACGAAGACATTGCAGATGAAGGTAAGTACAAAATAGCTACTCTTGAAAAAGAGAATGCAGAACTGAAGGATAAGCTCGGAGATGGCGATGAAGATGAGGAAAAGAAAGATGACGAGAAGAAGGAAGAAGCTAAATTAGATAAAGGTTCCAAAGACAAATCCGCTGAAGATGAAGTGTTTGCCGTGCGCAAAAGAGTTATGGAAAAAGCATATGGCGACGGACACAGCGCGTAAAAAAGATAACTCATTGATAATACACTGAGAATAAAAAGGAGAAACATTATGAATTACGACCCTTTAGAAGTTGCTCGAATTATAGGCGAGCCGAAAGACCCAAGGAGACCTTACCCGAAATTGGTTAGCTCTCTTTGCGAAACAGATACAGCAGACCCAGAAGAGTACTTATACTACTTTGATTGTCTGGTAAATACAGAAAAAGTTATTGTTATCACAGCAAGTGGTGCTGTGACTCAGGAAAATATTACTCCTGACACTCCAGTACAGATTTCGTTCACTGACCTTGCAACACCTGAGTATTACGTGAAAATTACGGACTACTCTCGAAGGAAGGAACAGGTTCTCGCAAGATACAACATGACTATAAATCGTGCGCTTAACAGCTACGAAACCTATAAGGTTGTCACTATGTTGGATGCTTGTATTGATAGTGGTGCGGTTGCGCCGAACGTTTCAAGCTACACTGGCCAGGATTTTACTCTTGGTTCAGGCTACACTCGTTTTAGTTTCCCGCATGTTATTGACATGCTTGAAGCAGTTCAGGATTATGGAGATAATTACACTCTTGTGACTGGGTCACAGTGTGCTAAAGATATCAAGTTATGGAACTGGAATGATAATAAATATCAGTCAGTTTCCCAGGCTTGGGACGATTTAAATATTGAAGAAGTTAGAATCAGCCTTGCTGGTTCTGCTGCAACATTCAATTATGATGACGATGGTTCTGGCGGAACGGTTTCGACCGATATCTTAGCCAATAACAAGGCTTTCTTAGTTGCAAAAGACACCGAACTTGGAAAACCGCTACTGTTTGTAAGAAAGAATCTTGATAGTGTTAAGGCTCTTGGAGGCATAGTTTCTGAAAATGGAGAAATGCCAGAGAGACTTGTTTTCGTTTCACCAAACCCGATAACAGTTACAGGTACTGCAAGGTATCTTGCTGTTGGTATCACTGGGTATGAGCAAATAGCAGGTGCTGTAAAGAACCCGCTAGCAGTAGCTCGTTTTACAAGGTCATAGTTTTAAATATAGATGGGGGGAGAAATCTCCCCATCCCATTATTATTTATTAACTAACCAAAGATAAGGAACTGACATGATTAGACTATTGAATAAGAGAAGCGATAAAGAGTTGATTAATTTAGTTGATTTTATTAAACATAATTTTGATGCAGATTTTTATTTGACTAAAGATAATACCCGTATTTACATACAGGATAAAAAAGAACTTAAGTCTTTATTCAAAGAAACGACAGATGTCTATGTCCATGATGACGAAGGCGAATATAATGGATTCATCTTATTATGGAAAGCTAAAAGCAATGATGTTACGAGACATTATGTAAAGATATTAGCCAAAGACGCACAGATAGCGAAGGATTTAGTTACTGTTTTGTTATGGCATCATTTCGAAGAATTGTATGTCAAGTTAAATAAAAGACATCCGTTTTTACACGTATTCAAAAGACTAGGATTTACTTTTAGAGGTGGACGTGGAAAACAGCTTTTATTATTTAAACCTAAAAGTAAAAACGAAGTAAAAGGAAAAACATATGGACATAACTCTAACAACAATCACAGACCAAATAAGGTATATCATCGGAGACACGCTAATTAGTGGAACTGATGTATTCACTTATCAAACTAGTACTGTTTTTACGCTAACTGAAAGCAACGCAGGCAATACTATTACTGGAGTATATGTAAATGATGTAGAAATTGGAGTAAGCGAATATACTTATGATTCTACAACAAAAAAGGTTACAATAGTTGCAAGCATGGGAGCAGGAGACACTGTACAAATTATATATGACTATTATCCAGGATATTCTGATACAGAATTAAGTAGCTATGTTAGGTCTGCAATTATGCAGTTAAGTATAAACCGTTATACTGATTTTTATGTTCTAAATAATGTGATTTATCCAAAACCGAGAGAAGACGAAAAGAATTTAATAGCAATGATATCTGGTATATTAATTGAACCAGATAATAAAACGTATAGGCTACCAGATATTTCTATTGCAGTACCGAATACCTCAATGCCTACAGACGATAAAATAAGAAAGACGATAGCAGTTTTTAAGAAAAATACATCTGGTATTTTCTCAATAGTATAGGAGGACTTATGATTGGAATAGAAAAAATTTCACTAGACAGTACTGGTATTTTAGGTACGTCAGTTAAAGTTACTGTTATTGTTGAAGAAGCAATGTCAGGTTTAGAAGTCTCCTTAACAGTAGAAAATCCTTTAGATGGAGATTCTCTTACTGACCAAGAAATGATTGCCATTGATGATAGAGTATATCAATATGTTTGGCAGAGTGCAGATTCTGGCACTGTTCAAGATGAAGCAGGGACGTATGAAGCGATTGTTACTGTTTATGATGGAACAGATAGAGTAATAGGATATCAACGATTTGATTTAACAGACGTTATTGACTAAGAATAGGGAGGTTATCATTATGCCAGATGAAATAAGACCCAACAACGGAAATGGTGCTAGAAATATAATTGAATGGTTTAGACTAATTACTCCTGCTCTAGTTACTATAAATTTATTTATGCTTTCTATAATTGTTTATCAAGTTAGAAGTGTAGATGATAAAATGTTTATACATCTAACAAACCATGAAATACATATACCAAGAGAACAAGTAGTAACTCAAGCAGAATTTGAAATGCATTTAAGAAATGTTAAAGTAGAAAAAGAAGCTATGATTAAATATTTTGATAAAATGGAAAATAATTTAAAAGACGCAATTTATAATAACACTAACAACGCAAAATAATTATGAAAGTTAATACAGAAAAATTGGATTATATAATCCACCATTTATTATCAATAGTAAACATGCTAAAAGCAATTGAATCAGATTTGAAGTCTCAAGGACAACAAGAAATGATTCATGCATGTGAAACCAGGCTATTAGAATTAAGACAAGAGTTAGTTACATCAATAGAAGAGGACAAGGAGGACTAATCATGGAAACTAAAAAATGGTATAAATCAAAAGCAATTTGGGCGGGTATTATTACTGTAGTTGTTACGGCATATAATGCAGCGATTCCAGAAGTTGCAGCACAGTTTCAAGTAATACTTCCAGATATTCCTGCGTATGTTTATGCTCTACTAGGTATACTTGGAGTTTATGGAAGAAAATCAGCAACAACAGAAATTAAATAAGGGAGGATAAGACATGGCTAACGAATTAACAGGAAACGTCTGGCAGTTAGATACTGTAGGCGATGTAATTTATGACCAAATAAATATTTCAAGTTTTTTGGTTAAACCTTCAGGCGCATGGGTGTGTTTGTTGCAAGATAAAAATGGTAAGACAGTTTTAAATGCAGCAGGTACAGCCGTAGAATCTCGTGGTTTTGATTGTGGTAATATTTCAGTTGAGGGTTTAAAAGTTGTAACTCTTACCAATTGCGTAGTAACAGTATATAAATAAGGAAAATACTATGGACGAATTAAACATCAGAAAACGGAATCCAGCAGTTGAGAAATTGCTGTTTAAAAATCCAAATCTCACAAGCACTGTAAAACTTTACTTTAGCAGTGAGGTCGCAGGTGACGATTATGACCCATACGAAAATAATCTAACCTTTAGTACGTTAAATCCTTTAACTATAAAGGCTTACGTTCATGATGTTAGTCCAAGAGCCCTAGTTTATAAACAGTATGGTTTAGCAGAAGCAGGAGCTAAAGAAATTTTATGTGATGCTAAATATAAAGACTGGTTTATGAAATGTGAAAAGATTGAAATTGCAGACGGGGAGTTTTATCAGGTTTATAAAGAAGCAGCAAATAACCGTTCTTTAATTACAACTAGGCCTTATAATATGATACAAGTCTTATTGAGTAGGAGAGAATACTAATGGCTACATATTTTAGACCAAGTAGGAATGTTGAGCTTTCAACATTAGAATATTTAGAAACTAATCTGGCAACAGATTGGTCTGATGTTACTCTTATAAAAGCATTTAAAAAGGCATATGCTAAAAATATTAATGTACCTATTGTATGTGTTATGTTAAATAGCATAGATTCAGTTAGATATGAGTTAGGGGCTACAACTTTAGAAAATAGATATCTTGTATCTGTTGATATTTTTGCTAAATCAGATGCTCAGAGATTA